TACACCCTCGCCGGTAATGCCACCCTGACCCTCACCAGTGAGAAGACGGGCGCGCGGTACACGTTCAAGGTCAGCCAGGCCAAGGACGACGACGGGGCCCCGAAGGAGATGTGGTTCGTGGGCCTGCTCGTCGGCCCGGACAACTACTCCGACTACCGGTACATGGGTGTCCTGGCGGGTTGCCAGAAGATGTTCAAGCTCACGGGCAAGTCGAAGTACACTCCGGACAGCATCCCGGTCAAGGCGTTCGAGTTCTTCTGGAACCGGATCGTCGAGGAGCGGATGCCTCCCCAAATGGAGATCCGACACTCCGGAAATTGCGGTCGATGCGGCAGGAAGCTCACCGTTCCTGAGAGTGTGGATTCAGGCCTCGGGCCTGAATGTCGGGCAATTATGGGGTTGTAATGCCACGGGATTATAGTAAAAGACGATCCTTCAAAGGAGATCAAAACCCGAACTGGAAGGGTGGAATTTCCACCCTTCCGGGGGCATGTGCAAATTGTGGGAAGGCTATCGATAGCCCGATTGATCAAGCGAAACAGGAAGCTCTAATTTGAGCTTGCAAATCGCTGCAAAAGCGCTATTATAGCTTGTCAGTAAGGAGATTTCGAATGCTTACCCGGATGATGAACCTCAGCACCAGCGATTTCAGCTATCGTGGCGGGTCTTTCTCACAGGAGATTTCCACTCTGCAGTTGCGCCACCCACTGAGCCCGGTGATCGCCTTAAAGTCCGACAAGACCGGTACGGTGGTGCGGTACAGGCTGCACCACGAGGACACCGACCGGGATGGCGATGTTCTGGCCTGGTATTACATGCCGGAGCCGGTGGACGTTAAAGCCCATCCGGAAGCTCGGCGGACCGACATTGTGATCTTTAACGACTAGGTGCCACATGAAACGCAACCCCATTGCCCGCGTCGTGCGGGCTATCCGGCCTAAGGTTAGGCCAAGCGGTAAGCGCTATCAGCGCCGTCCGCGTAATCGTAAGAGAGGATCGTAGTTATGCCTAGACCACGCCTAAAGTACGCCAAGGAGGCACGCCAGCTCTATTACGTATCACGTACTGTCCTGCATATGAGTCGCCGTACGAGAGCCGAGGACTATCACTACATCGATGCCGAAGCTGTCACCGGTATCTGGCGCCGTAGTCAAGGCAGACCGTTAGCTATTGTCGGTTGGGTATGCGAAGACTTGGGCAAGCCCAAGCTCAACGCGCTAATAACCGCTAAGGCTCGTAACATGCCGGGACCGGGCTTCTTCTGTGCACCGGATTGGTTTCGTGAACCGATAACTAACGCTGAATACCCGGCTTATATCGAACGCGTGTTGGCAGAGCAGGACTACCCGGACTTGCCGCTAAGTGTCTTCGTTGCTGCCGATGAAGCGCAACAGCAACACTTCGCCGAGTACCATGCCGAGATGGTTGGGACGGAAAATGACGATGAGTAAATCACACACGATCTCGACATTCAAAGCCGAAAAGGCCATGTCACTTGACGTCTTACTTGAGCTTGCTGAAAAGCAGGCTCACCATATGCTATTGGTGGAGCGTATAAAACAGCTCGTACCTGTATTTGTTCTCGTTTCCCCACGGGATGAACTGTCCATCATCAGTTGCCCGTGGGAGAATGACACGGAAAAACAGATCATGCTTGCAGCCCTCAGAGAGGCAGCCAAGGGGATGCACGCCGTTATGCTCTCCAACCTATCCGAAGCCTGGGTGTCCCCATCTTACGGACCCGGCGTTGATCTAACAAAGACAACACGCCCAAGCTTACATCCCGAGAGACGGGAAGTGGTTATTGCACTGGCAACCGATGGGACCAACACCAAGTCTCGAATCTTCGAGATTAAGCGGGACTGGAAGGGTAAGATCAGTCAGCTGATACCCGAAACAACCTCGGATGACATGGCCTTTGCTGGTCAGCTTATCGATAACATCTTACCCATTGGAGGAAACGCCTGATGGCTATCTCCAAAGACGTAAGAGAAAACCAAAAAAAGGTGACAAAATTCGTTACAGACTTTAACCTTGCCGGGGGATCCGAAGAAGGTGCAGCATTACTAATGATAACTGCCGGCACAATGCTTGGATTGAGCAGGAAATTCACCAAACAAGAAATAGAATTCTTTGAATTCACAATGTGGAAAATCTTCGCCGACGAGTTCAAACAAGCACGTTATGTCAGAGACGAAATCATCAAGAGAAGGATAAACTAAAATGGGTATCTTTGGTTGGTCCTACCCACCCGGTGCAGCAAACGACCCTAATGCACCGTATAACCAGACGGATGACGGTCCCTGCAACGTTTGTGGTCAGCGTCTTGATGAGTGCATTTGTCCTGAATGTCCACTATGTGGTGACGTCGGTGATCCGAGCTGCTACATCGACTACGATGAGGATCTGACCTGGACTCGAACCGACATGCCCAAGCCACCACATGGTCTAGTGCGGAGCTTTGCGCAGGTGGCACTTCTGGCAGAGGCCGAGCGTCAGTGGGCTGGTGACATAGATGCGGAGAATGCCCACTGGGATGCACGAGCTCTCGAGTGGGATGAGGAGATTGACAAATGAGCATCTTTGACGAAGTCGATATCGGAGGGATGGAGGAAGAGGAAGCTCGAACCAAGTGGTGCCCGTTCGCGCGTGCCAAGGCAAATGATCTCGATGTGGGAGAACAACCATTTACTGCCAATCGAAAAATGGATGGGGAACCCGATCAGTGGTGTCTCTGCATCGCCTCCCGCTGCATGGCGTGGCAGTGGATCGGCTGGCAACAGCACAAGGACAAACCAGAAACAAGGCACGGCATGTGCGGCCTTGTTAATAGGTGAGATTATGACCGATGAAGAAATCTTTCGACTCTTCAGCTCCATACAAGCAGACATCGGCATAGTGCGCCAAGAGCAAGAGTTTGTAACCATCAGCCTCAGTCGACTCAACATCAGCCTGAAAGGTTTGACTGACGAGATGATCAACTTCGGCCACCGCATCGACATCTTGAATCGGCATCTCCAACGGCTTATCCGTTTACAGACCCAGTAAGTCCATACAATGATTTGAGGTGCTGTGCATTTCAAGCTTGCAATCGAGCGCAAGAGCGCTTATATGTATAGCTGTCAGAACGGAGATGCACAGTGAACCCTATCAAAGTTGAGAAATCCGGTGCCCGGTGGATCGCGCGGTTTGCGTTCGATTGGGCGACCAAGGACGTAGTTAAGGCCGCCGGCTTTCACTGGGATCCGACCACGAAACTGTGGTGGACCGAGGACGTACTGGTCGCGGCCAAGCTCGATTCGAGCGCTGCGGACCAGGCAAACACAGCCATCGCCAGCAGCTATGCCACGGGTGCCACCGCCCAGGTTCCCGTACCTAACGGGCTTGCCTATCTGCCCTATCAGCTTGCCGGCATTGCCTATGCCGCCAGCAAGCCTGCCACCCTCATCGGGGACGAAATGGGCTTGGGCAAGACGATCGAGGCAATCGGGGTGATCAACCTAGACACTTCGATCCAGACAGTCCTTGTGGTCTGCCCCGCCTCGCTCAAGGTGAACTGGGCGCGGGAGATGAACAAGTGGCTGGTCCGCAAGTTCTCAATCGAAATTGCCAATGGGACTTTCCCGACCGGCAATATCGTAATCATCAATTACGACATTCTGATCAAGCACCGCGCAGCAATTGACGCTCGTAAGTGGGACCTGCTCATTGTCGACGAGTGCCACATGGTCAAGAATGAAAACGCCCAGCGGACGAGGATCTTGCTCGGTCACGAAGACAAAGACCCGGCCAAGGTCGTCAAGCCAATTAGCGCCAAGCGTAAAATCTTTATGACCGGTACTCCGATCGTAAACCGGCCAAAGGAACTGTGGACTTTGGTCCATGCGCTCGATCCTCAGGGTCTGGGCCGGCACTTCTTCACATTCATGAAGCGCTATACCGAAGCCCATCACAATGGGTATGGTTGGGACTTTAATGGTGCCTCAAATCTGGGTGAACTTCAGCAGCGCCTGCGCAGCAAGTTTATGGTGCGCCGGTTGAAGTCAGAAGTTATGACCGAAATGCCAGCAAAGCGCAGGCAGGTCATTATCCTCCCGCCCAGCACCCACTCAGGGACGGCCATTGCGGCTGAGCTCTCGGTGTACAAACGCTATCGTGATACCATAGAGGCCGCAGAAGAAGCCGCGCGGGAGGCACGCGCGCAGGGCGACAAGGATGGGTATAATGCCTCCATCCGGAAGCTGCATGGTGCGAACAAGATCGCCTTCGAAGAGATGTCGCAAGTTCGACACGATACAGCGGTCGCCAAGATTCCGAACGTCATCGAGCATCTCAAGGAATGCCTTGAGGCCGAGGACAAAGTTGTGGTGTTCGTTCATCATCACGATGTGGGCCATGCTCTGCAAGCAGAGTTCCCCACCGCAGCAGTGGTCACCGGCGAGACGCCACCTAATGCGCGGTCGCAGCAGGTCGACAAGTTCCAACACGACCCGAATTGCCACCTGTTTATTGGTTCAATCCATGCCGCCGGTCTTGGGCTTACACTGACCGCCGCTCAGCTGGTGATCTTTGCCGAGCTGGATTGGGTGCCTGGTACGATCAGCCAATGCGAAGATCGTCTGCACCGTATCGGTCAGCAAGGTTCGGTCCTGGTGCAGCACCTGGTGTTCGATGGATCGGTCGATTCTATCATGGCCCACACCATCGTCGAGAAGCAGGAAGTGATCGAGCGGGCTTTGGACGCGCGCACCCCTCAGATCAACTCTCATGCTGCGCTTGCGCAGGTGGCAATCAACCCCAGGGAAAATAGTGAAGGCGTGAGAAAGGCAACCGAGATTGTCTACCAGCGCAAGCTCGATGACGGAATTCCGTTCTGAATGGACTTACCAGAATGACAACCAAAGCTCAAAAAGATGCTCAGGAAGAATACTGGGTTACGAAAGACGGCAAGAGGATTGCTGTTGGCGATCTGGACTTAACCCACCTGCGCAACATCGTTAGAAATATCATTAGTAGACGAAGATACGCTGAGCTATGCCTCAAGCGTATCATGGAAATGGAAGATGTCCTTGGTGAACAATACCAGAAGGACTTAGCCGATCCTAACTGCTACTTCTCACCACTTGGTAGGTTTGGCGGTCCAGATTTAGCTAAGGAGTTCAAGAAGTGATGAGTGACGAGGACGACCCGGCGGGCGATGCGCTCGCGCTCAGCCGCGACTGCCTCGGCTCGGACGACAGCGATAATCTCCGCGAGCCACTCCTCATCCATTTCATCAGGGTCGTTGGCGAGCAAGGCGCGTGCCCGATCCAAATCGTTCGCATGAACAACCGTGCTGGTCATGGCCGCATCCTCACAGTCGGCTTTTCAGCGGCGAATTTCGTATCGACGACAAAGCCGCAGATCGCGCAACGCTTTAACGTCTCGTCTGGCTGGCACGCGTCGCCGCTGGCGAGCGCCGACAAGCAGGGCGTTTGATGGCCCTCCCTATCGATCAAAGCGGCGGCACATGCTGCCACCATCGCGTCGCGCATCGATATTTTGCGGATCACCGCTTGCCCAAATTCGGCGAGCACAACGTCGACGATCCGCTCCGCGCGCGCCGTTCGGTTGCGATTGGATCGGTTACTCACAACTACGCCTTCCAGTTAGTGGGTCCACCTCGCACGAATCCCCTTCGTATACCGGTGGGTCCTCGCGCTCTGCATCACTAAGCAGGCTGCCCCGCTTACCAGCGCTGTTAAATGTGGCGCAGCCCTTACCACCATTCTCCCACACTGTTTGATAGATCGCCTTAAAGTCCGCCCAAGGCATCTTTCGACCATCCATATTCACTGTCTTGGAAGCAGCAGAGTCTAAGTGTGGTTGTGCCGCCAACAGGACTTTGAGATGCTCATCTGCGGTAACATCTGCAGCCAGCTTTCCCCTCACCTGCAAGAACTTAGCCCCATAGTCATCAAGCACGTCGATCATTGCACCGGTGGGTGTATTGATCGGACGCTCTTGCCGATAGGCAAATACAGGCTCCAGGGCAGAGCTTACATTGTCAGCGCAAAGCGAGATTGTGCCTGTGGGTGCAATAGAGGTCAGATGCGAATTGCGGATTCCCTTCTTTCTGATGGCATACTGAACTTCTTCCGATAGACGCTTAACGTGCTCACCTTCAAGATAACGCTCCGCATCAAACAATGGGAATGCACCCTTTTCCTCAGCAAGATCCGCACTTGCCAAGTAAGCTGCCTCTTCAATAGTCTCCAAGACAGCAGATTCAAAGTAGCAAAACGCTTCAGACCCATAGGGGAACCCCAGTGCCTCACCAGCATTGGCAAGTCCTGTAATCCCAATCCCCATCCTGCGCTTGGTGATAGCCTCCCCACGTTGCTCTGCCAAGGGATAACGAGTCTTATCAACAACATTATCCAGTGCCCTAACCACAGGTGGGACATCCGCCCTTAACCTATCAGAATCAAATGACCATGGTGACGGGAGAGTATCAAGTGAGTTCATCAACCTTAGTGGCTGCCGAGACAGATACTTGACAAGGTTGAACGATCCAAGCAGACAAGCACCAAAGGGTGGCAAGGGTTGTTCACTACAAGGATTAGTGGCAGCAATGATCTCGCAGTAGTACAGGTTGTTCATGCGGTTGATTGTATCGATAAAGACTACACCGGGCTCACCCCAATCCCAGGTAGACCGCATCAGGTTTTCCCACAGTTCCTGCGCATCCACGTACCGATAAACTTTACCACCCCAGCGCAGCGCAAACTCACTACCCTTTGCTACCGCTTCCATAAACTCATCAGTTACTGCCACGCTAATATTGAATCCCACCAACTTATCACGATTATTTTTAGCATGAATGAATTCTTCGATGTCGGGATGATCGATCCGTAGGATTCCCATTTGAGCGCCTCTCCGGTGCCCGGAGGACGCAGTGGCAAGACATACAGCGTCATAAATGTGCATAAAGGAGACAGGTCCAGAAGACTGAGATTGCAACTTAGCAACCAATTCTCCTCTTGGACGTAGAGTTGAAAAGTCGTAGCCAATCCCACCTCCCATGCGCATCGTTGCTGCCGCTTCATGCGCCCGGTGCATAATAGAGCCCGGTCCTTCAACATAGGAGTCAGCTATAGTCCCTGACACGTAACAGTTATGAGCAGTAACGTGCTTGGAGGAGCCCACAGCGGACTGAATCCTGCCACCGGTGAGGAAACGCTGGTCTAGGATAACCTCTCTAAACTGATGATAGTGGTTATCCGAGTCCTTTAGACCAAAGGCCACTCGATTCATTGACTCACGAAAGTCTTCACCGGGTGATCGATACTTCATTGCATGAAGACGATCAGCAGATTCAGTTTGTGGACCCATTGGTTTACTCCTTTTTAGACTCTAGTCGTTCTAAGATCTTCTCCCAGATTTCAGAGTCAACCTTACGGAATATATTGGCGAACTCGGTGCGCTCGGCGATTCTCTCTTCCGAAACTGCGTCTTGATAGATCTTCCCGTCGATCGCCCGCGCACTGATGATGTGCTCCAAAGAGATAACGGCCTCGCCCTCCACTGACGGTATCCGCATTTGTTCGGTCTCACGATTCTTAAAGCGGACACCAACATGGGGTTCAAGCTTAGCAAGCCAGCATTTGGCCGTGTCCATATCCGGCATCACCAGATGATGCTTTACGTTATCCATTTGAATTTCAAGAATGAACGCCATCTATTCCTCCACCTCTTCTCGTATCTTGAATGTGACGTTATGCTGTTCAATCAACCCAGCGATGTCATTAGTTACATCAAACTTCTCCCCGGTGACAATGATTAGACCATTTTCTTCTTCACGGTATGCTCGAGTCGCGTAAAAGCGACGAGACAATGGACTAAAGAACACCCGGATGGGTTTAGGAGGATTTCTCATCTAACACATGCCGAAATGGTTCAAGAGACTTATCTATCCGACGCATTCTTTTAACATTGTGATCAAAGCACCAAAGCCGAGACCAATACGTTCCAGCAGGCTTTTCACAACCCTTTTCAATACATGCTTTACCCGTCCAATAGAAGTCACTATTGAATGGATCTTTTGGGTCTTCGTAACGGTTCATCTGTTTACTTCATCATTCTTTGCCCAAGGGAACACCAACCAATCATCTGGATCCACCAGCTTACCATAGTAATGACAACCGTAAGGAATCTTGGAGAACAATGCGACGTAAGTAGCGTGTGGGTAGAAGTTTTGCAATTTTGCAAAAGTCGAACCCGTGTCATAAACGTCATCAACAACTATCAAATCAGAGTAATGAGACATAACATAACTAATCTTTGGATCAATACATATCAACTCCTTAATATCAAACTCATAGGCAAGCATTGAACCAGGAACTAATCCACCACGATATACCGGCATGATTATACTTGTAGGCTTTACAATTGAATCCTCTCGCATCTTCTTAATCAAACGATTACTCGCGTGATCAATATCAGACCAGAATAGATTAACCTTCTGTCGGGTGCTCGTCAACTAACTTCTCCCAGCACTTGGTATGATATATCGAATCGACAATCAAAACGTATTGTTCCGTTGGGATGACTCCTCCATCCCACAGATACTTTACCTCTTTACCGCATTCCGGACACTCGGTAAAGCGAATCTCTTCCATCTATCTCCCCAACTCCCGCCCATACATTAGGGCATGTTGTTGTATACCCACCGTCACATCAAATAACTGAGGACGTTTTAATACAGATTCAGATATCTTGCGGAACCCTTCGATAATGTTCCTGCGGACAAACACTTCACCTGCCGGAGTACCAGCCGTGATGTACATCGGAATCATTGGGAAGGCGCGATGTATACGTTGAACAAAGTCAAGATCTTCATCATCAAAAGCAACTATCTTGAACACCATATTGTCATGAAACCTAACTGAATACTTTTGTAAGATTGCAATGTCCAGCCTATCCACCATCCCACTACTGGGTGGTTTGGGGGAACAGGTTACAAAGGTAGAAAATTCAAGCCAGTCATTCCACAATGCACCTTGCGTTTCAACAGCAACCTTGTAACCCATCATCTTTAATTCAAGACATAAATGAGTCAAATCCCAAGCAACCGGATCACCACCAGATAATGTAACCCAGGGAACCTTTGGTAGTTCCTCTACCTCTCTAAGAATATCTTCAATAGGCATCTTTCTAGAATTTGCTTGAATCTGATCTGGGTCAACAGCGTGCATAGAGTCACACCAAGTGCAACGGTAACTGCAACCACTAGTGCGAATAAAGTGACTAGCCTTTCCCGCTAGTGCACCCTCCCCTTGCAGAACAGGACCAAACAATTCCGCTATGAGGATCGTATCGGGCATTATGTTCGTCCCGCTGTATAGTGTATCATAACAAACTTAACGAAATTCTCTTGCAGACCAGGAATGGTTACATCCTTGCAAAAGTATGCAGGGTTCTTTAACGCTTGTCTGTATGCCCACAGACTTAATTGATTATGTCGCACCATAAAACGAGGTGCACCAGCTTGCCGTAATTCGCGAAGCTGCTCCAATCGATCACCTCGATGAGCTAAGACACCTCTCGGCCGAAACTCAAAAAAATCATCCTGAGAAGATGGCACTATTGCCTCCATGCTCAGACACTCGCACAGACCTCAATTTAACCCTAGGCTTCTCTCCAATCTCCCCAAGTATTCGATCCGCTTCATAATAGGCCATTTCAGCAAACTTTTCACATCCAACATCGGGTACAATAACAATGTCGGCAATGGCATTACCACCGTCTGCGATTAGCTTAAAGAACTCAATCTGCGGATCATCTTCCGCAACAAGCATCTTGTGATCAAACATTGACTGGAGCCAAGCCTTTAGTGGCTTCAGTCCACCAAAGTCTATACACCAGTTACGAGCATCAAGAAATTCGCATTCAAAAGTGATTTCAAATGCTAGTGGGTAACCATGTATAAACCGGCAATGAGAGTGAGTTGCTCGATGTTGCCGGAATGTACAAGACCAACCTTCTTCATGACCGTAGCGCTTGACTACCTGATACATCACGCATGTCCTCCAGGTGTAAAGTCATTAGGGTCACCAAATACGTAATCCTCAAAGCACCAAAAACACAAAATATCTCCCCCTTCAAAATCCCCGAGCTCACAAATACCATCATCATTATCAAGTGTTAAATCACGACCAAATACCGAATTCTCACACATGGCACATACACCTGTGCCACGTATCTCCCGACGACGCATCAATGTCTTCTTTAATTCTTCACCATCTTCAGGAGGTGGAGAGAGGTTAATATCTTGAGGAGGGATCCATACCATAGCTATCCCCACAGCTGAATACTTATTTTATACGATAACTAAACCCTTTCCCAGTGGCTTCCTAAATTATTTTTTACGACTGAATAAGTCTCTGCAAAGGAACTATGCATCAATGCTCTATGATCACACAACCAAACACTCTTTTGTTGTGAATCTGCCCTGTAAGACAAACAATCCAACAAATTCTCAACACCCTCAGAGGACAACCACGCGGTCGGTTCATCCCACACTTCAAAGTTATAGTGGACTCCTGCCCATCTTTGCACCAGACTGGCAAGACCCAAACTACCCGCCAGTCTTGCCCGCTGCCCTTCACCACCACTTAAGACATCAAACTTACTAAACCTACCATGTGTAGCATTTGGTGGGTGAACATCCACCTGCACACCTAACTTTACTGATCCAGACTTGGTCTCTGTTGCTGTTTTAAAGGCAATCTTCCAACCAATCAATCCCAATGCTAACAGAGAATTCCTTGTTTCTACTGTTAACTCTTGTAATACGTTTTCAAGACAGAACAAGCGAACCTTTCTAAACCCCTGCCGCCAATAGTTAAGTTTTGCAAGATGGGATACCTGTGCTTTTTCCTCATCTCGCTTAAATAGTAATTCAGCTTCAAGAAGATCCTTATCATGTAAAGCCTTGATCTTCTGTTCTGTATAGGGATTTACTTCAGCATTAGCTTGGTCTACCTGTTCCTGAAGGCCTTTTACCTCCCTGGTTTTTGCTACCACGTTAGCCTTTATCACTGCAAATGCTTGCTTGGCTGCAGATTCTGCTTGCATGGCGGCCGTCCAAGCCGATTCTAAGGCTTTTAGTCGATTTGCAGCACGTTCTATCAGCGATTTCTGGGCCTCAAGCTCTTCAAATGCCTTCTCGCACCCTTCCTTCAGGTGTTGACCATGGATTTCAGCGTACTCCTTCCCAATATCCTGCCCGCAGACGGGACATGCACTATTCTCTTCAATAAATGTCATCTCCTCAACAAACCTATCCCACTTTGCCCTAAGCTTTCCACTTTCCCTTTCGTATGCGTGCAGCCTATACCGCTGAGCTTCGTACTCCTTCTTTCGAGCTGCAACATCTACAACTACATCCTCAGTTGGAATGCCTAATGTTCTCAATTCACCCTGTACAATCTTAAGCCTGGTCTTTAACTGACGTACTCTAGCCTTTCTTTCATCCTCCCAGTTACCCTCCATTTCAGCTAGTCTATCGACATCTGGGAGACCTTCTATGCGGCCAGTGACCCTTGCAATGGTATTCTGTAGTTCCACCAGCTCTGCAGCCTTGCTCCGGTGCTGTACACTAGCTTTATCTGCGGCCTGCATCCATAGCTCGAGATCTAAGACCTCGTCCAGCAGGTCTCCACGTGCCGGTACGGGTAGGTCTATAAACAGGGGTACAGCTTGCCCAAAGATCACTGAGTTGAGAAATCTAGACCGAGACAATCCTAATAGACGCTCAACATCTTCTGTGGTGGCTGGATCACCATCAATAAAGACATGACTGGGTGGACCCGTGCGGTCCACTCTAACTATTATACCTTCAATATCCCAATACGTTGTTACTTGAGTCTTATCCTTACCATAACTAACTAACTCAGATGTCCTAAGCCCCTTGATCGATCTATCAGATACACACCAACATACCGCATCCCATACAGTAGACTTGCCCGCACCATTTGCCCCCAGTGCAGGTTCCATTTCATTGCTGCCACTAATAAGCTTCAGCCCAGCACTAGGACTAAACTCAATACTAGTAGCCCGCACAAAGGAACGAAAGTTTGACAGGTCAACTCGTATTAAATCGACCCGTTTCATCTAGCCATTCCATGGTTTAAAGTTAAGCATAGCATCAACACTAAGTTCCGGTGCAGACCAATCACCCTTAAAGTGAATTGCTCGATCATCAATAGTCAACCAAGCGGGTGGCTTAACATTAGAAAACTCAATCTCCTCAATGACCCCTACATTCCCGGTTCCACGAAGCCATACAGCGTATTGTTTAGTTAGCCAATCTTTCATTAATTCAATACCTTCAGGTGTATCCGATCGAGAAGAATAGATAACGATCCGAAAGTGCTTCTGCGTTATTTTTAACCATTCAAAGAATCCAGGGACAGCATCATCATAGATAGCCCCATCCTGCCAACCTCTAGAGTAATGATGGATCACACCATCAAAATCAATGCAAAGAGTCGGTTTGAACGATGACATTACATTTCTCCGCAGTAGGAAACAGCATCACCGCTTCAGCATTAGACATCTTCTCTAACAATCGAGGCAATGATTTGGATCTGCGCTTTAACATACGACTACTGGAACACCAATGACGATCACCACCATAATACATCCAGATGATATGAACTACCCAGAAGCCCTTTTCCCATCTAATACCGTAATTTCCCCATCGTTGCTTACTCATCCGAATGTAGATACATCTTGGTATTTTTCTGAGTCATCATAAGCGACATTACTTCTTCGGTCTCACCAGAGAAAATGAGTATATCCATGGGGATGCCCATTTCCTTGCCAGATACCCTGATGTGAGTATCTAACATTTCAGCCATAAGTATTTCTAGATTTTTACGTGACAGGCCAATCAGTACAACTTTGCGACCGTCCTTTTCTTCAGCGATCCCCTTTAACATCTACATCTCCTTCAACATAATCAATCCAACCCCAAGCATATCATCAGTCAATCCTTCATGTTCGGCAAACCGCCTAAGTATCATTTCAGGTGTCTGATTGGTGTCTACATCCCTATTATACGTGGAGCTTACGATCACTTCTGTACCGGCGATCGTTACCCCACGCTCTTTTGCCCACCGCAAGATTGCAGCTTCGGTCTGTCCAAAGGAATCTATATCAGCAGGATTGCAGGAAAATCGTATCTTTACTTGATCACCTTGCCTTACTCTTATCTTTTCTAACCCTTCAATATCCCTAATATCAACCATGAGCTTACGTGGAGGGGTTAGTTTGATCTCTTCCATTATGAGAAAAGTATCTTCATCAAGAAGTAATATACGGCAGGGAAACCTATCACCAAACTTAATAGGGTAAGGACAACCAACATAAGTAATATTGCGAACGTCTTGTGGTACATGGACGTCACCACTATAAAACTTTACATCACCGGGTATCATTGGGAACCCTCGGTTCTCCATTACTTGCCCGTTTTCAATGATAGCACCGGTGACTGTAGCGTGCATAAATACAGCTTTGTAGTCCCTAAAATTGAGTCCCTTCCAATCTTCTTTTGGCTTTGCAGAGAATGGTAACAATAGTAATCCATCATTGAACGGGACTGGTTTTGCCACATAGTTGATCTTGGATCTGAGAAACTCCTCAGACATAAAATCAAAATAATTAGGAGGACGAAGCGTGGTATCATGATTACCACGAAGTATTGTTATGGGTGCCACTTGTTTAAGATGCTCAAACAGACGATTGACAAAAGCACCAGTAAACCTATCCTTACGATCAACCGCATCGCCGAGATTAAACGTGTGGGTAATCGGGTATTGAGTCTTAATCTCTTCGATTTTATCAAAGATCTGCCACCGGTATTCATTAACAGGATTGTCATCCCAATGGGTGTCGGTAAAGAGCAGGTACATTAGTTTCCCCGAACAAACTTAGGCTTAGCTACAATAGGATCCGGTGATAATGCTAATACTTTCCTATGTACAACCGGTGGAAGTTCTACACCAGTAGCGATCTTCTCAAAAATATCCTGTGCAAGCTCATTACCTATGAATCGGACATCCCAACCATCACGTCCTTCCTGCCGAGTTGACAATTGCCAACGCCCACCTGTCTTAAATAACGTGAATCCACTTAGATCAGTCATCATCCACCTACTCTATTGAATAGAATTACCTTCGGATAAACTATTCGCCAGCGTCTCCATAAAGAACCCTTCCAGATATTCCTGGCATGACGGATGTACCTTAATCAGTGCGGTGACCCAAACGGCCAATACTTCCAGCACCAAGTCAGCCCGAATCGCCTCATCACCCATTGCCTCTGAAAAGCCTTCACCCATGCGGCGGCTTAGCTCCTCACCGGGGCCACGGATACGCGGCGGGCGCATCCCACCAAATTGAATGACTGGAATCATTACTTTCTTTTCGTCGTCCATTTCAATTACCCTTTCCTTCCAACAATGCGAGAAATTCTTTTTCAGCTTCGTGATAGTCTGCCCAGAATTGTTTGGCAGTTCTTTCAAGTCTAAGAAACTTATCATCATCTGCGCAATTACCTAGAAGCGTGTCGGTTTGAACCGCTGAATAATGCTTATTGATAAGTTTTGTATAAGCATTCTTCAAGTTAATATCCATTTCAATTACCTCTCCTAAGCGGTCTACGTACACTTGTAACACTGTCAAAATTATATACGAAGGCAGGCACTTCCCAGTGGTCCACTGTTACAATAGGGTTTAACCAGAGACGAGGATGCCTTGTATCAGTGACTACAATAGTGGGATACCTATTCTGCTTTGCAATCAACAGAGGTCGTTTATCATACTTACGAGCCTCCCTAACCACTATCTTCCAGAAGGTAATCAACCCACCTGTCTTATTTACAATGGAACGGCCTATCTGCAAATCCTGATAGTGCTTACATTCAACAAAGGTCTTTTCACAGAATTCGTACGCACCTTCCCCTACCGCACTCAGATCTCCAGATTGTGTTAAATTTATCTTGTCTTTTCTATATTGTAAGGTAGCGAGACCACCACTCATAGCACTGCGCCACAAGAGATCATCTCGCTTACCCTCCGATAACCAAAGGGACAGCCTTCGAGAGACTTCACGCTCGAAAGCTGCCCCTTTACCTTTACCGGAACCTGCCTTCATTTAGAACGGCGACTTCGTGAGGGTGCGACCCCTACTCAGCACACCACCGGTACCACCGCTGGGGGTGAAATTCTCGTCCACCCACCAATAAGTGCCTCCGTCATCACCGTTATTGGGTGGGACATTGCGAAGGCGACTGTCAACATTCAACGCAGTGTCATAGTTGATGATCTCTCCATTATCCCAATCCTCAACCAGAGCAACATAAGTCTGGTCTACACGATTGCGACGCTGCAGGTTGACTAGCCAATTGAAATTGCCCTCGTCGATAGCCCAGCTATAAGAGCTTTTCTTTACGACGAGAACAACGCAACAACCGCGACGGTCTTCAAGGTAACGAATGTGGCTCCTAGGATCAAGGCCGTGCTCTTCCTTTACTGCACGACTGAACTTGTCATAGGCCCACAGATCATCTAGACGACGCTTCTCCATCTATTCCTCCTTCACTTCGAAAAACACGCAGACACTACGTAAGTTCCTACATACAATCCACCTCCTATTGCTGCCACGATCAAAACTCCAATAAAGAAATACAAGTAATTATATCTGGACCCTAAGTCAGCTTCAACCAGGGACCCTGCCGCGTAAATATATCTGGTTGTTCTACCTTGGTCACTCACTCTCGCCTCTTTGGTTTGCGATTTATCTTAAACTTCTCTTCAACTTCGTGCCATAATTGAATAGTCTCTTTCTTTAATTCTGGTTCAAGTCCCTCTTCTTCGACTATTCTAATAGATTTATCAAGACCAGTATGCAACCTTCTTTCACCAATATTATACGTTTGGGAGCCCACTATCGACTTATTGTAGATTAAATTAGCGCGGATGTCGTCTATGCCAAAGTCGTACATGATATACAATGGTGCTGTACGGAATGGAACATCCAGGCTGCTCTTATACACTTCAACTGAAGTTTCAACACCTACAACCCGCTTAAACTTACTCTTGCCAATATCTTTTTCAATCCCAATCTTTTTTGGTGTATGACAACGCAACCTCAGACTTGAATAAAAGCCAATGGAGACGCCACCGGGACTGGTATACTTTTCGGCAAAGGGGTTTGTATCAATATTTTGCCTAACCTGATTAGAACAAACCATCAATAGATTGCGCTGGGTCAGGATTCGACACGTTTTCCGGCATTCTTCACTAAATTCTTTTGCTCTACGCATCCCGTATTTATCTGCATCCTCCATTTCCATCTTAGTTGATAGCGCTGCAAGCGAGTCCGCAAAGACACCATTAATCGTGCCATTCTCGGACTCAGGATTCCAACTTCTGACTGGCTCAAATAATTCAGGCACCGTATCAGGTTGCTTGTAGTCGCAATCTTCAACCTTAAACCCAAACAACTTAGCGAACTGCGCATTTAGTCTAGCCTCCGGATCACGAAACATTACCCTACCACCCTTGCGTTGCACAGCGCCCGCAAGTTCACACAACATCACAGTCTTGCCACAACTGGAAGGACCAAAGATCTCAACCAGGATCCCACCCGGTAGGCCGCCTTCTTTAAAGCGACCACCGGAGATTGCCATATCAAGCAAAGTAGATCCTGTGGAGATAACGTGCTCAGTACCTGCTAAGGGGGAACGCCTTACAAGAGGCTTCTTTAACCTAGCCTCTACTTGTTGTGCAAGATCAGGTGATGCTGTCATTATGCTGCTTTTCCACTCGCATTGTAGCAATCAGTCCAAACTGGACAATCTTCGCACTGATCGTGCTTATCGCATTCCTCACCAAATACAAATCCGTGGGGACAAGTACCAGCTTCAGCTGGGGCCGCTACCTTAGCAGGACGAGCAGCAGGCGGAGGCGCTCCACGTGTTAGAGGCTTTGCTGCGGGCTTTTCTGCAGGTTTCGCTACCGGTGTAGGCCTACGGTAAACAGAAGGCGTACGTGTCTCCTCTTCGGGCTCTTCGGGCTCCTCCTCTGGTTCCTCTTCGGTCTCTTCCTCTATAGGTACAACAACAGTTCTTATTGGTGTAGTTCGCGCGGGTGCGGTTCGCGCAGAGATACGAGTAACCTGAATAACTGGTTTCTCTTCCTCTGGTTCATCATCATCCCCACCCTCAAGGAACATCTTTTGGATTTCCTTGTAATCCTTAATTGTAACGACCTCGTCAAGTGAGGGCAGTGCATCAATAGTGGCATCATCGTAAGCATACCCACGCTGTTCAAAATCAATGCGCGAGGTTTCCGCAAACGTGTTCCCACCAAGCTTCTCTTCAGAGAATCGGATCTTTAACGTCAACCCATTAGCAGGATGCGGAAAATCCCCAAGCTCATCAGGGTTTTCCTCAATCTCATTATTCAACTTAGCCTGGAACAGAAAGTCCGATATATCCCAAAGATGCGGTTTCTCTTCAAACTTCTTGTTATCCTTGGGAATAATCAAATAAAGTGACCGCGAACTGGGACGGGCGTTCTTTACTGCATCATCTTTCCAATCCACACCATCAGAAAGAAGTTTTGACCGATACTCGCAAATCGGACACTTCTTCCCAATACTTGTGGGGCAGACAACCGATGACTTATCAGCACCAACATTACGATGCAACTTGTAAGGGCGACGGTACCAAAGACCACCCTTTTCAGCACTACCCGTTGTCTCATCCTTATCTGGATGGTTGGGGTCTGTGACAACATAAGACATAATATCGATAGAAATGCGGGAACCGGGCTCTTCCTTGAAGACCGTAAATCCTCGCGGGATGGATAAATGACCGTAATTTGCCGCCTTGTTACGCTGTTGAGTAGAGTTAAAGACAATCTTGTCCTTGAAACTCGTGAATCGACTCTTTGCCATTAGATTGTTTCCTCCGTGTATAGGACAGATAAGATATCGTCCCAGCGGCCCAACCCGATGCTGCGCACTTAGCCAATACAAAAACATAGAAAGGCAAGGCGGCTAAACCCACAACCACGATTGCGATTGCAAATTCCAATCAATTTCTCCTCTGTAGTCTAATAGATCGATTAATTCGCTTTTGCCTCTCTTCGGATAAATTATGCGGAACCGAGGGTCCTGCAAAGTAACTTTGCCCATGCAGCCTCACTAAATTTTCCAAGGCACTTTTGCGATGCTCAAACGACTTAACAACTCCAGTGGCCACCTCATATTGATACTTCTTTTCAATATAGTCTCGATTAATTGCATCATATTCATCATTGATAGTAATTACAGAAGAAATTGCTCCCTCTGTTATACGATCTCCAAGACCAAACGCCCTGGGATCTTCTCTTACTTCTTTATCAAGTCGGGCTTTAACATAGTCAACTTGCGCCTTTGCCAAATCCATATCGCGATGTGCCTCAGCTGCATTGGTTGTGTACACAAGCATCCTACGTGAATGATCTACCCATTCTACATCTAGAGCGGATTCATCAATCTCAATGTCTTGCTCATAGGACACTTGACATCTCCTACTATATTATACGATTACGTCACCCACTTTTGATTACCATATAACATGCCAATGCTAGACCAGGAGGTCCACTATCAAAGAATGGTGCTGAAAAATGATGAATTATTTCAGCAGCAACGTCATTCCCATCTCCATTCAACAGAACCTGACGAGCATAACCAATTACACGCCTACGGGTTATTTCAACATCATCTTCAGGAATTATCGATAGAATCGAACTAACTTGACGCCAACGATGTTTTTGAAGCAACGATGTCACCAACCTGTCTGCATTCTTAGCTATATTGTCGGACGCTTCAATTACCTTAATATAATCATCTGGACCCGCCGCAACGACTTTTTCTAAAAGCTGAAGAGCGTGTCTGGGATAACATATCTCGGCTTTATCAATATCAACTTTGTCAGCGTCAAACCCAAGTGAAGCCTTAAGCGCTACAGCACTTAGTACATTCTTTGGTAAAGATACATGCTCACGGGCGCATACCTTAACCATTAACCTGACCATATTCGGTATAGTCAATGGACTGACCGTGTGAACAGAGCATCTACCCTTTATTGTATCAAGAAGCTTATCAGGATCAGTAGTAGCAAGCACATAAAAACAATGATCTGGTGGATCTTCCAGACCCTTTAACAAAGCATTTTGCGCATCATTAGTCAGCTTATGTGCCTCATCAATAAGCCAGGCACGTCTGGTGCCACCCAATGCCTTATAGTGTGCGTTATGCCTAATAGTACGAGCAGTATCAATACCACGAAAGTCAGCAGTGTCTATTTCCTTAAAGTCTTGTTCATGACAACCTAACTCGGTTGCGACTATCCTCCCCAGTGTCGTTTTTCCACACCCAGTGGGTCCGTGAAATAGAAAAGCATGTGGAGGATCATCAAGAGCCAACAACCCTTTAAGATTAGATACAAGCGTTTCATTACCGACCATCTCAGCAAAAGAATGGGGACGATATTTTTGATATAAACTCATGCTGCACCTTTCATTTCAGCCCAGTTACCATCTATTTCTGAGGCAGCAACTTCGATACGCATAGGTATATCTATCCAAGACCAGTGGTTTGGTAGATCGACCGTGCAGATTTGCTGCGCCATTAGAATAATATCAGAGATCTCGTCTGGATGTGCATCTATCAGCATACTGTCGTGTATCTCACCAACCACCTTACTCTGCCAACCCTTTAACTGCTTTACCATTTCAATCAAAGACCATAACAAACAATGGAATGCGGCCCCTTGTACAGGGAAATTGATTACTTGATTCTTTTCCATAACACCGGAGACCCTAAACCCGGTCTTCATTTCAAATTCACCGGTCTTTTGGTACTTAGAATGCCAAGTCTTTCTCCAAGCATTATATACTTTGAAACGCTTGCCCCAAAAGTTGTTTTGTACCCGTTCCATGTGATCAACAAATACACTAAACGAATCAATGTCTTTAGATATCAAATGTTCCCCTATGGGTTTACCATTAAATACAACACCGTGATTAGGCTTCCACATTCCATCCTTTGGTAGCTTGCACCAGGAACAAGCGACATTAAGCGCGCAGGGCTCGTAATAGTCACCGTAGAATTGCGGGAAGACAAACCCGTTCTTTGCTGACTGCCTTAATGTATACCCACCTTCCATCTCTTTGAGAGGGGTATTCAATTTGGGCAGCAAGAAAATCTCACCTGCCATATCCCCGTGCATATCACTTGTCTCATCCTGTAAGTACTTAATCATTACAGGATCTTTGTGATAAGTTGCTGCAATACCGACTTCAATACCTGAAAAGTCAATCTCCATCAAAATATGACCAGGGCTGGGAAGAAACGCCCTTCTACAGATGTCCATAATTTCTTTATCTCGGGCTGGTATATTCTGCAGGTTGGGATCAGCACTAGACGATCTATACGTTGATACTGTATGCAACAGAAAAGATGGGTGGATCTTGCCATTGACTGTAGATCTAATCAACACTTTCAAAACATCTTTAGCCTTTTTCAGCCTCCGCATCCGCAACAAATGGACAACACCATCAACATTAGTCTGTCGAAGGGATTCCTCGTTTGTACTCTCTTCACCACCCTCAGACATCTTGAATGGTTTAGCTCGCATATCCTGATAAAGGATGTGTCTCAATTGAGGGACACTTTGAATCTTCATTGCATCACCATAGCGACCAAGCCAAGCAATGCCTAACTCACTGCTCTTTAGTCGTAATTCTGACTGCTTTAACTTTTGCTCAACCCAAGCCAGTTTCTCCCTAACATAAACAAGATCAATACAAATCCCCGCTTCCTCTACAAGGGTAAGAGCTTCAGCCCCTCGTTGGAGCAGCTTATAGGCTTCCATCATTTTCATTGACGTACTCCAGAGGATGACAAAACTGATCTAACAATTCAATTAAACATTCACCACAATAATTTCTAATTAGGGGTGGGAGGGAAATAGAAAGACCACTCTGCTGAGGACCATGTTTAGGGCACTTTCCTATCCAACCTGCCTTTTGATTCCAAATACCAAAATCAAAGTGAACATCAGCCATCTTCAATCTCTTTCATTTGCTTCATGGTTAACCTATAGGCGAGAAGGGAGTCAATCCCGCAATAGATTAGGCATTCATCTTCACCATGCCTCTCTATAAACTCTAGTATACGGTTTGGCGCAGTGGGATCTCGCGGTGTTACAGACTTTAAATAGGGATCGATTAAATTCTCATACCCTACAACACCAAAATTGATAAAAGATTGAAACTTTAACCCACAAATACCCGTACGATTATCAATAACATGTGCTGCAAGCATACTATCCCAAGCCCAATTTATCTCATCAATATCAAAATGGAAGCGGCTCCACTCATATTCAAATGATAGATTATGTGAGATCTTACCAATATCTTCGTTTACTAGAATATCCCGCCAAGCTTGACGAACAGCCTCGGAAGCATCAGTAAACATAAACGCATACGCACGCTCAGGTGACTGACAAAAAGACGCACAAACTATACTGTGTAACTTTGCACTTAATCCTACAGTCTCATAATCAAATGAGAACAGACCTTTTCGTACTTTTACCCTATTCAATGCTCTAAGAATCTCTTCTTCACCATGAAGAAGAACAATCCTATTACGTAAAATCTCTACTCTGGGTACAGATACATTTAGCAAGTCAATAGCTTGTTTCAAATCATTCTTCCAAACTGTCTCTACTTCAGGCCTATCACTGGACCTGGAAACATAACTGGGATGATACGTTGGGCAAATCCAGGCACCTAATTCCGGTAGAGGGATGTGAAAACCACGCCACTTTCCAATGCTCGAGTCCTGCGCTTCCGGTAGCACACTTCCAAGGACACTAGTAACGGCGCTCCCGCCCAGTAGCAGCATTAATCGAGGACTATGCGCAGCTATAGCGGGGGACACTATCCGCGCTCTACAACACGCAATCTCGTGGACAGATGGTGCTCTATTACTAGGTGGTCGACAATTAACTGCATTCAAATTTATACAATCACGAAATAGATCAATACCAAGATCACTCAATGCTTCTTTGATAGCATTACCGGTTGGTCCCTGGAATGGTCTACCTTTTCGATCCTCTTGTTCACCGGGTCCTTCACCAATAACCATAATCTGTTTCTTGAAATCCCCGAAGGGAGGCATCTTTGGGTTGATTGGTCCATTATACAGACCACAAGATACACATGACAGAGGTTTACCCAGCCCACCTTTAGCTGGAGGTTCATTATCCCCGAATAACCTCGGTATTGGCATTTATCACCCGTCGAGCCTTGTGATTCTCGAACAACCAAGTGCATCTGACATGGAAACCAGCATCCCAAACAGGTCATCCTTTGAGCGGCACCAAAAAGTTACGGCATTACGATCGTCATCTTCTGGTGTAGAATGCTCAAGTATCTCTTTTGGTGATTTAAGCCATATACGAAGACCATAAAAAGTCTCGTTACCATTAACGTTATCCTTGCGGATAAGTTCGACACCTTCACCTAGTTCTTCTTCATAGATGTGTATACGCATTAGATGAGTCCTTTGTCCTGCGCAAGCCATTCGGGCATTGTCATTTCCTTAGCACCTTTATCCCACTCACACAGAGATTTAGGCAGCCAAACGTATTCTTTCCCGTCATAAAACCTATAGGCTTTCTCCGTTTCACTGCGAACTTCGCCGGAGACCTCAACTAAATCATTACCTTGAGCTTTCTTCATCGAAGTGCTACCACATGTTCCCATTGCGGTCCGGTAAACTTAATCTTCGAAGTATTTAGGACACAGTTTGCATTCTCTTCGGTTAAAGCTCTCGACAAGAACTCAGGATGTATATTAAACATAAACTCACCACTGACTTCTTGACTTGCCCTCACAATCTCCTTAAACGTTCCACCATCACAACTAGCCCCAACAACAATTTGAGTCCCACTTAAAGTGATTCTAACCTCTTCGTCAATCCTGTGATCCCGCTTGGAAAAGATCTGCGCGCGCTCCAGTGTTTCGGTTAACCTCTTTGGTAGAGTAATATCCTCTCCCTCTGTAGACAATGTGGCAGAGAGATCCGGGTAAGTACCAGATGACGTACGCGCACAAATCACAGTATTGTCTTCTGTAGCAAACCTAACCCACTCACCTTTCTCTCCAACGGCAACAGTCTTGATAACGTAATCCTCATCCTCTAACAATTCAGCAGCAGTAACGGGTAACAGAATAGATGGAAGATCCGCCCCTTCAATCCTAAACTGGGCTACGCGATACCCATCTGACCCAGTCAGATACTCACCCGCCATATAAACGCAGGTCAAAACGGGCCTACTCATGTCGCGCGCACAGGTACTAGCAACCAACTTTAGCCCCTTCTTAAAATCATTCGGTAAAATCTGATCCTCACCAGTCCAGTCGATCTCAGCAAAGGGTAAAGCCACCGGTGCTGTGATTAGACTGACCGTGGTCCTTCCAACACTTACTTCAATATTGTTACCCTTTTGGATCATCTTAACATTACTAGAATCAGTCTTGTTCAGAAGGTCGTACAAGCGACGACCATCAAGAGCACCGGAAAGTTCTTCGCTTCCTTCAAGCGGGTGAAAGATCGAAACTTGATCATTGTAAGATATCAGATTACCTTGATCAAAGGCTAGTTTATTAGCCTGATCAAAGACTTCCTTCCTCGCAATACCTGGTACAACTAAACCAATTGCCTTTGTTAATGCTTCTCTAGTGATGTCCATTGACAACCTCTTTTAACCGATCAAGAAAGGAACCGGAAAGCCTAGCATAACTGACCAAGCATCTATTAGCTGGGACACTCTGTGATCCAACAACAAACGTGTCGAACACATTGCCTCCACCAACTACATTATAGATCCTGATCGTTTTACCTTGTGTGCGCCAATACTTGATAAACTGATCCGACACATATAGATTAAAGATAAACCTGGGAACCCAGCTTGCCGACAAGTTCTTCTCATCTACATTGTTACTTACTAAAGGAGCATCAGCAAGCGCAGCTTCTTCAGGGAACCCCAATTGACGTGAAGCAAAATCTGACGTCCACTTACCATCTACCTTCTTTCGACTCTTCATCAGGGGATTAAGTGTACGTCCCGCAATAGAATCATCCAACTCATAACCTAACGAAGTACAATAGTGCTTTATCTGACCCTGGATGAGCTTTGACATGCCATAAAAACTATCACCCTTACCCCGATAATGACTACGACCTTGATTACTCACCGCAACCTGGTATATCTCTCTGTAGGAGAACTTGTCACCATCAAGTTTAGGCAGCAAGATACCACCATGTGCAGCCAGCATAATCGCACGAGTACTATCCACAGAGAACCAAGGATAGCGCAGCGTGATCTTGATATCAGTCAAACCAAGACCATGACATCTATACCTGGGCGTACCATCCTTATTTGACAGATATTCTTTCCAGATATAATCAAGTCCGTAAATTCGAGCTTCAGCGTTTAGTTTGGCAATTGCACCAATTCCAATATAATCAGTCTGCTCTAAATACTTCTTTAGGTATGACTCGTCATCATCGCCAATATGGTGAACAGGTATGGTATCAATCCCAAGCTTGCGCAGCTCAATCCAGTTCTTATAGCTCTTTTCAGCTGATTCAGTCTGGTATGCAGCAGAGACCGGTGGATCTATGAAGTCCAAATTGAACACACCACCACCAAACAGATGTTTATTCTGATGAACAAATTCTGCATACTTATCCAAGTTAATCGTCATACCCTTGGTATGGGCAGTCCAGGCACCGCTATCCAACATTACCACATAGTTTTTCATCTTTTCATCTCAGTTGCTGTGAACTCAAAGAACTTGTCTTCCCACAAAGGAGGCGCGGGCTTATCTCCATACCTTTTATACGTATCTATCAGATCAGTAGCCCTTCCGGGTTCGTATAAATTT